GGTTCCCGCACCGGCCCAAGTGACCGTTGCAAGCACGACATCGTCGATGTCATCGGTCGCACCGTTCGTCACAGTGACGACCAGATCGTTCGTCGCGATCTCGGCCGTAATGACACGGAACAACTTTCGGATTCCGGGGGCAGTTCCGTCGGCCAGCGTATACGTGCAGTCGCCCGCTCCGATCGTGGCTCCGGTAACCAGCGTCGTTCCGCCGATCATCAGGGTTCCGATTGCGCCGTTGTCCACGATCGCGACAACCTCGACACCGCCGGACGGAGCTCCGACCTGAAGCTTCGCCATGCAATTCTGGGCAGTGGCGACGTAGGTGGTCGTCTGCATCGGAACGGCCGACCCCTCGCCCGGCAAGCCGGCCTGGATGAACTGTCCAATGGTTGCGGCCGTGACGCTGAACGTCAGAATGCCGGTGTTAATCACGGTCGAGACCGCAACACGAATGTTGCAGACCGAGCCGGGGGTGTAAATCTCGATCAACTGCCCGGTCGAGGCGGCCGGGTAGTCGCAAGCCGCAACGCCAGCGAAGTGCTGAGCGTTGAGGGTCGTGGGGTTCTCGACCTCATTGAACCGACGGCCGTTAAACGCGGTCACCGGAAGTGCGGTTGTCGCGAGGTCGAAGTTAAAACATACGGCCGCACCTTCCTTGATTGCCGTGGTACTGGAATACCACACGGTCGCCTTAGTGGCCGGGGCCAGCGACAGCGGTGCATTGATTGCTCCTGAACGTCCCATGTCTCTTTATCCTTTTCAAACTCTTGTTGTTGTTGTAAACTTCAGTCACCCAGCGACCCAATGGCCGCCCGGCTTAGCTCGCGACGTGGAAGACGGCTTGGCGACGCAAGTCAGTGCAGACCATCTGCAACGTGGCGTCGAGATCGACTCGCCGGACGTTGTGCTTGTCGGCAACCATATAAGGGGCTGTCAGGTTATTCTCCCAGCCAGTCAAGCAGCCGATGGCCAGCCACTTCCAGTCCAGCATGTAGATCGGATTCTGGGTGTCGAGGTTCAGGTACGGGGCGTAAGTGATCGGCGTCGACTTGAACAGAGTCTTGCCGTCCTTGCTTGCCATGTCGTTTCCGAGATCCATGTTCTGGTCTTCAAGGATCTCCTCCATGTTCCCGATGACGGCGTTGTTCGTGTAGATCCCGTTTCTCATACCACCGAGGACGGGCTCGGAATGAGAGACCGGCGAACGGAATGCGGTCAGCCGATGGGCGTCTCGCATCTTCCGGACCAGATCATCCTTGGCGACCTTGAGATACGGAGCCGCGTAGTTCGCCCAGCGAGGGTAGTCCGTGGACGACTTGCCGGCACGACCGGCGGAGAAGCCCGTCGGATCGAGACCAGTGAAGCTTCCGAAGGTCGAGGCGGTCGCACCCTTGGTCACCCAATACTCAATGCCATAGGGCGTCCGCTCGTCAGCCGAGCTGACCGGCTTGCCCCACAGATAGGCCTCCATCTTCTCGTAGAAGCTGGTCATCATTCCGACATACTTCGTCTGGATGAGATCAACGATCTTGTGGCCGCCCATCTGGAAGGCCTTCTCTCGGACGTCGAAGATGTAGTGCGCGTTGACGTGACGCGGCTGGACTTCGAGCTGGATCGTAGTCTCGTCGATCGCCGTTCCGTCCGTCTCGTAGAGACCAACGGCCTTGGCACTGTGGTTGTGGTCGATCTGCGCGAAGAATCGCCAGTCGTCGCCACCGTCGAACTTCTTCTTCTTGTTCTTCCACATTTCGCGGACTGCGACATGGTCGGTCAAGTCCGTCGCCATGTCGACGAAGGATCCTCGGTTGATGAGGTTTTCCTGAGTGAGTCTCGCGGCATCGGGCACGTCTGCGTAAGCAATTCCCATTTGTTTCTTCCTCGTTTGTATGCCCGACGACTGTTAGCTGCTACTACTTTGGATACATTTCATCCAGAATCGCGGCGGTTTCGTCCTCGGGAGATTGTTGTGTTTTTGTTTTCTTTCCGTTTGCGCGGTTGATATGCTGACCCGCCCTGCCCTTGAGCTCGGACGATAGCTTCTCGTCACGCTTCGCTTGGTACTCGTCAACAAGGACAAGTCTTGCCGCAGCCTGGAAGATTTCATCACGCTGTGGCGTTGGTTGGCCGGACTGACTGTATCCCGCCATTAACACGGCTGCCTGTCCCGCGATCTTGTCGCGTTTCGCAAGCTGCGAACTTCCTAGAGCCTGGTCGCCGTGACCACCAACCCCAAGGGCTTCCTCGAATCCGAGGTTGTTCATTGATTCGTCAAACCATTGGGTGACCTCACGGTCGACAGCCTCTTGGCTTGCCTGGGCCGATGCGGCCTGCCCCTCTTGGAACGACGCAATTGTTTTTTGCTGCTCCTGAAGAATCGTCTTCAGGCCGTCAAACATCTCGATGACCTTCGGGTCCTCGTAATCTTCCGGATTGAGTTCCGGAAGGGCCGCGAACAGGTCGACTTCGGGTGCGGGTTCAGGAACCCTCGCCGGGACGGCGGGGGTCGACAGGTCACGCATTCGACCGGCGACACTGAGTAGGTCTTTCTCGGAGCCGAACGACCTCGCTTCGGAGAGCGACATGCCCGCCTGGATCGCCGCCGTTAGGGCTTCGTCGCTGATCGTTGATGCGACTGGTTCGCCGCCCGCACCCGTAGATCGGCTATCGCCTTCGCTATCTCCGCTTGCGCCTTCCTGTTCTCCTTCATCTTCGAGCTCAACTTCCTTAGAGCCCTCTCCATCTCCAGCCTCAAGCTCTCCAGCGACTTGCTCATCACCAACCTCTACTTCAAGTTCCTTGTCGTCCGGCGAGTCCGGTTCGCCGGCCGCTTCCTCGGCGAGCTCCTTCTCCGCACTGTCAAGACAGGTATCGATTTCCTTTGTAAAATCTTCTTCGCTGAAGCTTCCTTCTGCTGACTCCATGGCTCTCTCCTCCACGTTTTGGTTAGTTGAATCCCTTATTGTCGTGCATCCCGCGAATCCTCAGTGCCTTCGTCCGATGGCCAGGTGAGGTGTAGATCGGGTCACCCTCGCTCGTGACAACAGTCGGACATCCTCGGTCGGCGAGATGCTTTCGCAGCTCACCGGCCTGTGACGCATTGACGCCGGAAGCGTAGCACGGCTTCATCGGCCAGCACTCTCCGCCAGCACGCCGAGACCCGCTATGCTCCGCCTGAAAATCACGAGTCGCGAGAGCTCCGTTGTCGAGCGTAATGCTCTCTGGGGCTTTCCCCATGCGGAACTCTCGGTCCTCAGTATTTCCTTTTTCATCCGAATAGCAATATGTTGGCATGACTCATTCCCTTCATCACTCCATTTTAGTCACACCGCAGACCGCCACACTAAAAGAGTGAACAGCTACGACGAGGCCGGGTCCGCCCCACCCGGGTCGCCGCCCATTAGAATCTGCTGCATGTTCTGGCTTGCGCCGCGAGGAGTCTGACCTGGACTCGACACCCTTTCATAGGTCCTCGTCGTGTTGGCTGGCTTCCCGCCCGACTCCGCAGAAGAACCCGCAACCGGGTCCATGTCAGTGAACGTGACGATCTCAGCCAGCTCAGGCAGGTCAGCGTATCTCGCCACGTTCCGCAGGATGGCCTGGACGTCAATGATGCCGCCGGCTGCCTCGATCATCGGAGCGAACGGGATGACATACTGCTGCACCGCCATCCCGAGTTTCTGGAGCTTCAGGGTCGGACTGTCGTCTTGCATGGAATGAACGTCAATGTCCAAGTTGTACGAGTCGAGCTTACCTTTCTTTGACCCCCTCGAAAAATCAACAGGGATCTTGACGTCAGAACCCGGAAGCGGCTTCTCAAGAGTCCTTCGTTTGATTGGATCGTTCCACTCGTAGTAAGCCAGCGCCTGGAAGATATCGCGAGTGACATCCACCGTCTTCGCGCTCATATCTCGAAGTTGCGCCCCGGCCGCTTCGGCGATCAGCTTGTCTTGCCCAACCGTCCCGGTCTGTGGTGCGAGCCCACCGAGGCTGTCCAGGTTACCGGCGTAATGACTCTGGAGCTGCTGGACCTGCATGAAGAACGCGAGCGTCTTCTGGTCTACACCCGGCGTCGCGAGGAGCTCTGGCTTCGGGCCTGAGTAGGTGATGCCATCCTGGTCTTGGGCATTCCTGAAGTTCTCCGCGCTCTCACCGTTGCCGCCCTGAAATCCCACGACAGACTTCTGTCCTTCAGCCTGGTTGTCAAGTTTTCGGAACAGGGAGTTGCCGAGCTCGTGGAGATCCCTCCAGAGTCCCACGGACGGGAGAGGCATCAATTTCCCGGGGACGTTCGCGAATCCAAGCTTGTAATATGGCCCCCGATCTGGCCCTTCCCATTCAATGACATTGAGAATTTTCTTGCTCCTAATGGCATAAGTTAAGAGCATTTCTTCGGCCGGCAGCCAGATATCACGCACCCATAACTTATCTTTGAAGGTTTCGTTATTTCCTTCGTACGGCGTCGTTTCAGCCCGCTCTTCACCTTCCACACCTCGCGTCGAATATTCGTCCGGCTTGAGATCCCCAAGGGACTTCTTCTCTGACCATTCCGACTCCATGACCTCGTCGTAATCGAGCCAGTAGTCATTCCCCTCGTAGTCAATCTGATCCATATTTTTTGCGTTCATGTCGACGAAGTAATCATCGAAAGTTACATTATCGACAAACGACTCCCCGTACGTGTGGCCGGCGGCCTGGCCAACGGTATGCAGCCCGCACTTCACGATTCCCCAGGGCGAGAAGATTGCTTCAAGCACCATCCTCTGAAGCGTACCGCCAAGCTTAATCTCCTCTGGGATCAAGTTGACCGCCAGCTCCATGTTTGCTGCCGTAGCCTTCTGGCTAGCGACTCGCGTCGTGAACAGCGCACGAGGCGCTCGCGGTGCGAGGAGCCTTACGTAAATCATCACAGCCATAGCCAGCATGTTCACTGGGATCCGTTTTATTGTGCCTTCCTTGTCGTAGTGGAAGCCCGCGAAGAGCTTAATGGCTTCGACTCGCTTCTCCCGAGGGAATCGAAGCTGCCTGTTCGACCACTCGATACTTTGCTGAAGCCGCGTCATCTGTTTGGGATTGAGGGGGTTAATGGACATCTTTTTCCTTTTTGTTGGTATTACCAGCCTTTACGATCTTCGTCTACTTCCTTATCCAGTTTTCGCTTGGCAATTCGCCACGCAAGTGAACCAACTGGAATTTCCTTAGTTTCTGTCTTGGGCTTTTGAAGACGTGCCTTCTGCCCCTTCCAGCCCAGTGCGTCAGCCATGCACCTGTCTCCGTGATTTGACTTCGCACCAGATGGGTCGGCCTTGTCTGTCGATCTTGCGTGATTGACGCTGTCGTCTGTTCCAAAGACGTATTCAAGCGTTTCGTTCAATGCTTCCTTCGATCGATTTACGCATTCGCCTGATTCTATTGCGGCACGGTAGTTACCGAGCAGCTCCTTCTTCCCATCCTTCGTTGACGCCCATCCTGGGATGTCTGATATCTTGCCACTGAGTGCTTCATCTCGCTGCCTCATGTAGATGTTGCCGTACCCCAGTTCCATGACTCGCGACCCAAACTGGCGCCCTGGACCGTTGCTCTCCCATATCAGGAACGCGCCGCCCCTTGCTTCCGTTTTGAGTTCTGTGAATGGAGTGTCTGGCAAGGGGTCGTACCTGAACCACCGAGCCAGAGCCACTGCCTGCTTCGCGAAGGCCTCGGGCCGAATGTGGGAGTTGACGTACTCACCAGCCTTTTCGTTCGTCGTGCTGTTCCATATTGCTGCACATGAATTGCTTGCCCCGGTGCCGGCTGAAATATCGCAGGAGACGACATACTTCTGGTCTCGGGGTGGGTTCCCGTCCTTGTCCAGCATGCACCATAATTGCAGGCGACCGTTGCTGTCTGCGCGAAATGTGGTCGGCTCGGCCGTCTTCCTGTCATAATCCAAGTCGCCGACTTCCATCGGAGGCCGGGCATACTTCCGTATCGTCTCCAGGATGGACTCTTCGTTGAAGAACTGATAGCCCGACCCGAGGGAATCGATGTCAAGTTCCTGGGCAACCTCCTGCGAGCTGGCACACCGAGTACACTCGTTGTCGTACCAGGGAGAGCGGAGCTTGCCGTCCAGGGTTGGATCGTAGCCTTCTGGATATCCGGCTTCGTCGAGGATCTTCAGCTCCCCATCTTTTCCAGTCGTGTACAGGCCCACGGACTTCAGGGGATGAACCGACCAGTGCAGACTCAACTTCTTGATGTTCGTCTCGCGCATACTGAAGAAAGCCGTGTTGGTTCCCTTCGGTGTCGAGTTGAAGATCCTGCATCTCGTCGCATCTCGTGTCGACGCGAGGACCCGATGCCCCTGCTCAACGGCAGCAAACTCATCAAGCAGGACTACGGTTCTACGATCGCCGCGAGCGACATCTCCAGTTGTCGACTCACCATCAATAACCGATCCGTTTTCTGGATTCTCTGCGTGAAGGAGTCGTCTGTGCTGACTCTTCTTGAACCCTTTCGGCTGGAGCCATATCGGCGAGTTGTTCTGGAGGTAATCAAACTTCCAGAACAAGGCCTTTGGGTTACCGGCCTTGTCGACGTAGTCTTCAGTTCGGGAGACCATCAGGAGCTTGAGCCCCTTTCGGAATCTCCAAGCCCAGTAGAGCGCACTCAGGCAAATCCACGAGGCCCCCATGTCCCGGCTTTTCTCAATCAGTATGTCGTTATTGTTGAAGCTGCGAATCAGGTCGAGGATCGCCTCTTCCTGGAACGGATAGAGGATGAACGGGAGCTTAGTGAACGGCTCCGCGCGGGGATCATCTGTGTACCCGAATCCATTGATGAAGAACAGCGGGTCACGGGAGCACGCATCGATAATCACCTGAGCGTATTCCGGATCTTTTCTCACTCGCTCATGGACAGACCTTCTCCACCGGAGGTTCGCCTTGACCTCTTTGGGAATCCAGTGGTTGAAGGGGCTGTCTATTTTAATGACGTCGCCGCCTTCCTACACTCCAGGCTACAGAAGAGCTCCCACCGGCCACTGCTCTTGCTGGCATACAGCCCATTACTCACACCCATTATCCCGACAGAGCACTCCGTCCTGGCGTAAGTCATTCCAGCCTTCGTTCGGCCGAACGGCTTGCCGCAGTGGTCGCATTTCGAGACGAGCTCGACCTTCGGCTGCTTCTTCTTGCGACATTTCGGGCTCATCGGCTTAGGCTTGGCCAGCCGGCGTTTCAAGTTAGGCATCTTCACTCTCCTCTTCATGTTTGTCCAGCTCGCTCAACATGCCGTCGATCTCCGCGATCGATCTCGTACCAGACTTAGCGGCCTTGTCTCTGGCCTCCGACTCCGCGTCGCCCTTCGACTCGACCTGGCCCACCCTCGACAAGAAGTCCTTCGGATCCGACACGGCCTGCTCGTAGAGATACCATGCTTTGTCACACGGACAGGACGTCGGCCGCTCTCTGGTTCGCGAGAACTTGCCCGCCGCCTCGATCGCCCACCGCAGACTCTCTCGGTAAGTCTGATCGATCCCCTCGCATGTGACATCGCCCTTCTTGAACCCGGTATCGCCGAAGTGCTTTATGTGGGCGTGTGACTCTGGGGATGGATCGTACTTCTCGACGTTGTAAAGCCCAAAGAGTGTGCTGAGACTGGGGCACTCCTTCGACGCATAAACGATCGCCTCGTTCTTGCTTAGCCCGCCGCCATTCTTGTCGGCCAGCTCTAAGATCCTCGCCTTCCACGAGTTGTAGTTCTTCCGACCCTCTTCCGGCCCAGGGTCCAAGGCCCATAGAATCGACTTCGCCCTCTTCGTAAACTCCACGAGGTCCTGGATAGTCGCCGGCTTCGGGGCAACCCGAACTGCCTTCAGCTTCCGGCAGACCCGAATGATCGTCTGTTTACTGACGCCGTACTCCCCGGCGAGCGACATCTGCGTGTCGCCCGCGACAAACCGATCGGCAATCTCCTGTCTCTGCGTTTGCGTCAGCTTTGCGTCGGGCATATAGAACTCCCCAAAAACCAAAAGGACCAACTACCATCATAATCTACGAGCACTGGGCCGCGGATTTTATACCACTTCCCACGGCTTCTTGGTCTCCGGCTCGGCCGGAGCTTCAGCGAACTCTTCTGCCGTCTTTCTTCGACCTCGGCGAGCCTTAGCTGGCTCGACAGGCGGGCATGTTCCTGGACTATTGAATCCATTGATGCCGGTGGGCTTGACTGGCGTGTCCTGGGCGTCATGTTTTTTTTCTACGTCGGATCCAGTCGAGCCGTCGTATTGCCAGTCTTCCATCAGCGCGGTCGCGGGTTCGGTGGCGACCTTGTCCACCGGCCAGACTTTTTCTGCTGATTGCACCTCTGCCTGGCTTACTCCGGTCGGCGGATCGAAAGCTTCATCCACCGGGCGGAGCGGGTCGACGAAGCTTTCATCCCCGTCGAGGTCAGGGTCGCACGGCGGGGCGGCCGGCTCGGGCTCCCGGCGGGGCTGGGCGTCCGGCGTGCCCCAGTTGTCTTGATCCATCCTTTCACACACCTTGGCCATTTTGACGGCGGCTCGCTCCATGGCTAGTTCGACCTGGTCGACTGGCTGAAGCTTCGCGTCCATGGCTGCCGTGAACAGATTCCCCCCGAGCCGGACCGTCGCCGGCTGGGCGAGCCCTGAAGCTTCAAGCTTCTCCCATGTGATATGGCCCTGTTTGATGTGATAAATTGCCGACGAGTAGCAAGTCGAACAGAGTCCTCTACACTTAGAGGTCTTGTCACATCCAGGTGTCATACATACTTTTCTCTCACTCTTCATTTCTCTCTCCATTAAACGGATTGCGGGATAACTCATAGCGGAAGTATACATTATAGTTCAATTCGTAATTCTAGTCAAGTATAATTCTCAACAATACCTTCAGGGGTGACTGCTCCGCACCCTTATAGCGGATCCTCACGCCCGACGCATAAGAATATTATTCTCATACACCTATCCGAGGGGTTAGCACGGCCGGCCCGCCTGGGTCATACGTCTGCGGCCCGGTTTTGCCGTCCAAGAGAGAGGCTCGGCGGCGGGGCGGCGGCGGGGCGGCGGCGGTCGGGTGTGTGGGATCCGTCGCCAGCCAGCTCCCTTGTGTCGCAGACCGCGTCGATCG